TTTTGGGGATGAAATGATATTGAAATTTTTATTCAAAATGAAAATATCTTGCTATAACTTTAAAAACATTGTTAATAACTTTATTTTCAACGGTTTTGAGCAATTCATACAAAAAAGATAAACATTGAATAACTTTTCAAAACAAATGAATAATTTTTAGAAAATTGGTGTAAAATTGGTGTAGTGGTGTAAGATTGGTGTAGAAAAGCCCCATACAAAACAAAAAAATATATGACAGAAAGTTGAGCGAAAGATGACACTTTTGGCTCTTTTTTTATGCGAAAATATAGGTAGAAGGAGGTTGATGGAAATGTTTTCAGATGAAGTCCTAGAGAAAATTTTCAGTCGTGAAGATGTAATGAAGATACCTCTTACTTATCAGTCCGTTATGGTTCGGGCGGTGCAGGAGGTTTTAGAGAAGGAGGGAATCGACTATGCAACCAAATCCTTATCAGAGCATGAACTATAATATCCAGCAAGCATATCCGCAGTATGGGTACAATCCATACTTTCAACAGACGCGGATGCAGCAACCGCAGATAGAACAGGTTCAGCCAGTAAATCAGCTTCAACAGCAGATGCCGCGTGGCGTAAATGGGCGCGTGGTGCAGTCTGTGGAAATGATAACGGCAAATGATGTGCCTATGGATGGTTCGGCGGCGTTCTTTCCGATGCAGGACATGAGTGCAATATTTGCTAAGTCTTGGAACGCTGACGGAACGATTAAAACCGTAACTTTCAAGCCGGTAAATGAGACTGCACATCAAAATTCGGCTCAGATTCAAGAAAATCTCAAATTTGAACTGTCGGATGGTACGGTTACAGCTTTCATGGATAGATTTGATGAACTGTCTGAAAGATTAGAACAGTTGGAACTCTCCGTAAATAAAACCGCTTCAAAATTCAGTACACAATCGACCAAAAGAAAGGCGGATGCAGAATGAAGAATTTATTTCAACTCCTTGGCGGTATAAGAAACCCGCAACAATTTTTACAGAGCATGATGAACAATAGTCAAGTGATGGGAAACCCTATGGCGAAAAATGCCATAGACATGATGCAGAAAGGGGATGCCAAAGGCGTAGAGCAGATGGCAAGAAACCTCTGCAAAGAGAAAGGGGTAAACCCCGATGAAATAATGAAACAAATGAAAGATAAGTTTGGAATGTAAGACATATTAGAGGTTGCGCGCAAAAAACCTTGGTGCCTCTTTATGAATAAAAATAATCAATCAAAAGGAGGAATCTAACATGTTCAACTCTACAAACAATACACCTTTTACTATGCCAGTAATGCCGGCAACAGGCGGTTATGGCAATGACGGTGCTTTTAGCGATGGCGGATGGCTGTGGATAATCGTAGTTTTTGCTTTGCTTTTCGGTTGGGGCAATAACGGTTTCGGCGGCTTCGGCGGTAATGGCGGCGGCTATGTAGCAACAGCAGCTACACAGGCAGATATCCAGAGAGGATTCGACACACAGTCTATCATCGGAAAACTTGACGGTATCTCCAACGGTATGTGTGATGGGTTCTATGCACAGAACACCACTCTGATGAACGGTTTTCATGGCGTAGATAACGCTATCTGCAATCTTGGCTACCAGACACAGCAGGGGTTCAACACAACCAATGTTGCACTGATGCAGGGTCAGAACGCATTGCAGTCACAGCTTGCCGATTGCTGTTGCCAGAACAGAGAAGCAATCGCTCAGGTAAGATACGATATGGCGCAGGATACTTGTGCATTGCAGAACACGATGAACACAAATACCCGTGACATTATCGACAACCAGAACGCAGGAACAAGAGCAATCCTCGACTACCTGTGCGCTAAGGAAAACGCCGACCTGAGAGATAAGGTTCAGAAGCTGGAACTGGCTGCTTCTCAGTCAGCGCAGAACGCTTATATCGCGGCAAATCAGGACGCGCAGACAGCGGAATTGATTAGAAGAATCAACCCTATGCCTGTACCTGCGTATAACGTTCCTGCCCCTTATCCTTATTCTGGATATGGTAACGGTTGCGGTTGTGGTTGCTAATGACGGACAACCAAAATAAAGGGCTATCTTACTTAGATATGCTTACCGTCCTGTCTGTGTTTTTGCAGCTTGTGACTTGCCAACAGGTATCGAATGATACGCTACTGAAAGAATTGCATAGGCAGGATGGATATTATCTGGATAAGATAATGAAAGACCAGAAGGAAATACTAAAAATGCTATCTGATATTAAATCAGACTTCGCCCACAGTGGTTGATACAAAGAGGGTAGGCAGAAGTCTACCCTTATTTTTTTTGGGAGGTGTTATTTTATGGCTTGTAAGAACGTATGCCGACTTTGCGATAATTTCATTATGTCGCAGTCAGTGAATTTTACAGGCGGAAATCTGATTATAGATTTACCCGCAGGCAGTTATGCCAACTGCCGAAAAGTTTGTATTGTGGTGGCGCAGAAAATCCCCGATACCACTACAATCAACGCTCCTGTTTTTATTACGATTGGCGGCGGGACTGTGCAGTATCCGCTTATGAAACGTAATTGCAGACAGGTTGTGGCATCTGGCTTGAGAACAAGAACCAGATATAAAACCGTAGTTGAGACAACGAACAATTCTGGATTGTTCAGAATGATAGGGGAAACTTGCTGTACGCCCGATAACAGATTATCTGCTATCAACGGAGAAAGTGTTCCTGCAACAACTGGCGGAGGTGAATAATTTATGCACATTGAGAGAATGCACAAAATGATTGAGTGTCTTTGTGAAAAGGCATGGTCCGAAATGGAAAAAGGTCTGGAATGTGTTGGTACTGCCGAAATGGGACAGGTTGTTGACATGATTAAAGACTTAAATGAAGCCGAATACAAAGCTGTCATTACAAAGGCTATGCAAAAGGCAGAGAAAGAGGACGAAGAAGAAGATAAGGAAATCCTCAGACGGTTGAAATCTGAATACTACGAGGACGGAGACAGGCGTTTCTATGACCATTACAGATACGCTAATGGTCGATTTGCACCAAAGGGCAGAGGAACACGCAGAGGATATACAGAACCGCCTTACTACTTCCAGACACCCGATATGTATCACGAATGGGATAGCAAGAGCGACGCAGAGCGTGGCAGAGATTTAGACCGTATGGGTGGCAGAATGTACTATACCGAACCCATGATGAGCGGCTACGATAAGGCAAAACGCCACTACACGGAAAGTAAGGAAATGCACAAGGGCAATTCTCAGGCTGATAAAGAGCAAAAGATGCGCGACCTTGAAGCATACATGAAAGAACTTTCTGGTGATGTGACAGAGATTCTTTCGGATATGACACCAGAAGAACGCACCCTGCTGAAAGCCAAAATGACAACACTGTTGCAGAAAATCGGCTGACATAAAACGGATAGGGGTATTCCCCCTATCTTTTTTAATTGGGGGTGGTAACGAAATGGTATTCGAGATAAACGGTGTAAAATGGAGCGTTATTTCTGTTATGCCGCTCTCTGACTGTCTGCGCCGCTCTGACGGGAGTTTTACGGCCGGCGTGACCGATAACACTACTCACTGTATTTGCCTTTCAAATCGGCTTGTAGGCGGCTTTAAGAGGAAGGTACTGATACACGAATTATGCCACGCAGTCTGTATGTCCTATAACATACATATCCCATTGGAACAGGAGGAATTTTTATGTGACTTCGTGGCTACTTATGGGGATGAAGTTTTCGATATGGTAGATATGATGGTCGGGGAAATTCGGAAAACAGCATAAAAAAAGGGAGTATACCGAAATTGATATACTCCCGATTTTTGCGTAGCTTATGATTGACATTTACGAAAGGGTGTACTGTTATTATACCATTTTCGTGAACCAAAGTAAATGGTTATTTTTTCGTCAGCACCGCAATACTGCCCTTGCTTGTGATGTTGTAGCCGATATCGTCTGCCACATCCCGAATATTGATATAGTTAGTGCCATCCTTCAAAATGCGTTCTGTTTCGTGTTCCTTTCCATCAATGATAATCTTGCACTTCTCTACCACTTCTTCATCCTCCGTTCCGTAGTCGAAAACATCATTTACAAGCAACCAGTGCGTGAATTTATTGCACCGCAGGGGGACTTCTCGCACGCCGTAAGCAGAGCCGTCAGCAGCTATGTAGTAGGGGTAGCCGTTCTTCATGCCTGTGTATACCCCGATATGCCCCTGCATCCAGACCAACGCCCCGATAGGTGCTTTTTCAATGGTGGAAATAGGGTTTACGCTTTTCGCTCTTTCTTTCCATTGTGTACTGCCGAGTTTTACGCCACACGCCCATGAAATCAGACCAGAGCAGTCTACACAAACATTGCCGATTTTTTTTCGGTCACTATTCCAGACCATCTTTCCGTATTTGTTTTTCAAATAGTTGTAGTTGGCTTCTGTCATTACAGAGCCTTTCATACCGTAAACATAATTCGTGCCGATTTTAGAACGGCAAAAGGCTACCAGTTCTTTGCCCGTCATCTTTTTCGCCATATAATCATCCCTTTACAATCTCTTTGACTGCCTTGTTTTCTTTCAGCATTTTTCGCATTTCTTCCAGTGCTTCATCCACCCACATAGAGAAGGTGTCAAATGATACCGCCATAGCAACCGCAGGGAATCTCTGCACGAATAAATCATAGGTCTGCCGCAGCTTCAGCTTTCCTGTGCCGCTACCCAATTCCGCTTCTGCCTGTGTGACTGCCCACAGTAGCCATTCCTTGACCTTTTCTCTCTGTGCCGCTGTCGGCATTTTCAGAAACCGCCCGATAAATACACCGACCATCCCTGTGACCGCCATCAACGCAACCACCAGATACCAGTTTTCCATTAAGAATGTAATCTTATGCACTCGCTACATCTCCTTTCACTCTTTCAATACAATATCAGCAATACGGATAACGGCTTCAATGCCGTATTTTTCAGCCCATTCACGAATCAACTTGATAACATATTTGTACCTGTTTTCATTTTTCGATTTCCAATAGTAGAAACCGTTTGCAACGCCACACTCTGTAATTGAAGCAACCGCCACCTGTGCAAGCGGAGATATATCTTTCTCTGTGACGAAAGTGCCATATATAACCGCCGCACTCAGGCAGATTGCTACAAAATCAGATATGTAAACAAGTTTCTTGCTCGTTTCCATTTTTCTTGCCATACGATCAACCTACTTTCTCCCAGCCCTGCTGGTATTCCGAGGGCTTCCAAGTATTGTTATCGATGGTCGAGCGATAGCAAACGCCATTCTCCGTGCAACAGTCCCCCTTCGCGTAGGGGCTGGTTGCCAGCGAGATAAAGGGCTTTGCCTTCGCAGGGTCATCACTCCATACAAAACCCCACTGTGCAGGCAATTCCTCGGGTTCGGCGGTGTAAATGGTGCTGTCATATTTCTGCAACAGCTTCACCACGCGCTCTGCGGTACTCTTGCAGACAAAGCCGACAGGGCGGTTCAGCATATTTTCTTTTTCACAAGCCGTCTGGAAATCTGGGATAAACCTGTCCTCAGCGTTCAGCTCCGTCCCTGTCATGGCTTCCGCTTTCTCCTGCACCGCCTGCGCCGCCAGCTTCGCCATGTGCTTAATCGTTTCCATCATACCTCATTCACCCCTTCACTGATTGCCGCATTTAATTTCTCTATTGTCACGCTGTCCGCAGTAAGGGCGTTTAACTGCTCCTCAATGCGGTCAAGCTGGGTTGGTTGCGGTTCTGGCATGGGTTCGGGTTCGGGCGGTGTGTATTCCGAAAATGTACCTGTTTCAGAATCATAAATCATGCCAAGCGTAACGGTTTCGTCACAGGGAATGGCAGTCACAGGATTGCCCGATGGGTCGGGTGGATAATGTGGTTCTGTTTCCCTGTCTTTCAGAATGTCAATCACTCTGTTTTGTAAAATCATTGCATAAGTTTTCATAGTGCACATGCCCCCCATTCAATTTTCACATATCCATCTCCGCCATTGCCACCTTTCGTTTGCTTCGATGAATTACCACTGCCGCCAGCACCGCCGCCGCCACGAGTCCCATTGCCTCCATCAGAATTATAGACTGCATTGCCTCCGTTTCCCAATGAACCGCCGCCTCCTCCTCCAGCTGATTGAGCAGTTGGCGCGTCAGTGGTTCCTCCTTTACCTACCAACCCGTTTTTACCAGCCGTTGCAGGTATTTCTACGCTTCCCCACGGCGTTCCTCCGTCTCCTCCACCAGTACCACCAGCAGTACCTACAGTACCAAGAGTTGAGCTTGTATGCACCGGAGCATTCCCACCTGCAAGTGTCATCAGATTCCCAATTATGGTGTTCCCACCTTTCGTAGGTTGAGGATATTGGGTAGTGGGGCCTTTACCCCCATCTGCGCCAGTTCCTCCTTTTCCAACCGTTATGCTAATCTTATCTCCCGGTATTACATCAAACCTTTTTATAGCAGCGGCACCCCCTCCTCCGCCGTTTCCTCCATGAGCATTGTATTTGCTGCTATAATAATGCCCACCACATCCGCCAGCACCGGCACCGCACGCCGTTACTTTTATCTTCGTGACTCCAGCAGGAACAGTGAATGTGTAACTTCCAAAAGATATATATTCTTCAATTCCACCCACAACCGCATTTTTGATGAGTACATCTAGCGGGGTAAACTCATTCGTCCCCAACGTGCTATTTAATGCGTACTTTACCGCCGCCCAAATTCCCATAATTTTCCCTCCTTATGCTGTGAAATTGATAGGGTTTCCCGAAATCGAACCATCTGGATTGAATTTTGTTTTTATTCCGATTTTCAGTCCGTCCTTATTTGTAAAAGTTTCGTCAATCGTTCCGTCTGAATTGAAAACGGTGTCCAGCGGTTCATTCAGTGCATTTATTTCGGTAATAGAGCCGTCATCGTTAAAAGCAACATGAAACGCCTCAAACCCCTGCAACGCCATAAACGCCGCCCGATTCAGCGGTGTACCCTCTACAGATGGTTCGTCCGCCATTTCGACCGTTACATATTCGCTTGTTCCATCTGCATGGGTGATTTTTCTCCGCCCTACCTGTGTTGGGATTCTATCTAAAAAATCCTTCATAGCAACCGTTCACCTCCGCTATTCATCGTTCCGCAGTAGATATATTCCTGCTTCATATTTTCTGTCATTTCCTTGCCGACCGCGGCAACTCGTTCCCAATCGTTGACCTCCTGCCAATCAAGGTAATTGCTTTCTCCGAATACAGGCAATCCCAATCCAACCAAAAACAACTGCACCAGAGCGGTATAATTCGCTCGGATACGGTTGATTTCCGATAACCAAGGTATATTGACCTCCTGCCAATCGGTGTAGGTTGTGCCGTTGAAACTCTCCTTGTAGTTTCTGTATGTTCTGGGGATGTAGTAGCCTTCCTTCTCAAGCCACTGCATCAATTCCTTGTGGTTGCCCTCAATGCGGTTCAAGTCCTGATAGTTCAGTGCGCCCTTATTGTTTTCCTCGTTCGCCTGAGCCGCTCTCGCCGTAACGGTGTCGGATACAGTTCGGTTAAAAATCGGTGTTATCCAAGCCATTAACTACCACCCCCAATGATATATTGGCACTCGCCCTTAATCGCGCCGTTGTAGGTCAATTTCTGCTGAACCATAGTAACAGGCGTTTCATTTGCGAAGTTGCTTGTGAAGTTTACAGAATCTCCAACGTCCAGTTCGGGATATCCTCTGTCTGGCGCACTGTAAGTGTTGCGCCGCAAAGTAACCGCCGCTACCCAGTTTGCGTATGCGATAGCGTCCGTCTGGTTGTCAATGAGCGTATTGCTAACGCCGCTCAAATCCTCGCCTACGTCACTGTATTTCTTCCTGTACTCGATTTTATTCTCCGTAAGGCTATTCCCGTTGATAGTGACCGTACCTGTCCCTTTGAGCGTTACAACAGTCTTGTAGGCATAGTATTTCGGAGTGCCGACCATTGTTAAGCCGCTGCTCAATACAATCTGTTGGTTCGTATACGCCGAATGGGTGAAGGTGTATTCATGCGCCACGTTGGACGATACCTCGGCCGCATTGACCGCCGCCGTTACCTCCGAGTTAACCTTGATGGAGTTATACTCCACAGATAGGTTGCGAAGGGGAGGTATCTTTGTTGTTGTCGGCGTATCCGTCATTTTGTCAAAGTTGATATCAAATCCTGTCGCGCTGTCATTCTCGCGCAAAATCTGAATATAACCGCCGCGGCTATGGTTCATGATACAACGCCCTGCATTAGCTATCAGCTGCAAGCACTCATTCACTTTGGAGGATGGAAGGGGATTGTGCGTGTAGATTGTTTTCAGTGCGTTATCCAGTTCGATTGTATTCTCAAATCCCGCAAACTTCATAACATCTGTAGCAAGGTCGAACAGACTTCTTCCTGCCGCCGAATACACGCCCTCGTCATAGGTCATTGTCAAATGGTCTGCCAACCCTACACACTTTATGCTGACCTCTGCCACAATTCCAGATTTCGATACATCAAAATCGCCTGTAGAGTAGGACAAGCCCCAAGGTATCCACTCAATAGAGCCGTCCGACAATTCATAGCCGTACTGGTAATTGACAGGCTGTCTGCTTTCCAGATATTCCCATAAGCCAGATGGGTTTTCGGGGTCATATCTTCTTTGCGTATCAATCAGCGTAAATTCAAATTCCTGTTTCGGAATTTTGGACGATAACAAGTCAATCTCCTTTGTAGAAGAACAACTTGCAATATCGTCCGAGCCCAATCGGCTAACCAGACCGTACACCAAGGAAAGCAATCTCGCCCTGCGGTGTGGTATATTTGAGTTCAGCCAATAGAAGGACAGTTCATTGCATAACGGAATCTGGTCTGCCATTTCCCAATATGTAGTATCAGGCGAGTAGGTTTTATCGAATACAGATACAGAATCTTTCTTTGCCAGAATCCGAAAACTGTTCGGGTAATCACCCATGCTGTCATCAAACTGGAAGGTCAGACCGGGAAATTGCACATAATCGCCGAATGAAATTTTCACAAGTGGCTGCACAGTATATGTCCCTGCATCGCCGCTGATTGTCAATCCTGCATATCCCTGATAGATGGGGTTGCTCTCCGGCGGCAGAGGGTTCTTTCCGTCCAGAATAAATCTGTTTCGTTCCAACGTCTGATAGGTGGATGGGGCGGTTGTGCCGACATCCACGCTATCAACATCACTGTACGGCAAATGACCGTTATCTGTTTGTGTACTCAAGCCGGGTGCGTCTGGGTCTGTCACGCCAAATACAATTCTCACATAAGAAGGATTGCGGAGCGTTTGCTCTGTTTCCTCTTTCCATTTTGCTGTTACTGGATACATAAAACTACCTCCTTACTTCCCTGTATCTATAAGTGAGGCTTTCAGACCTGTAAACATTTTCGGTGTGCCGTTCTCGGACACCCAATATGTAGAAACAGAATAATCTCCCCAATACATTTCCCTTGTGATGAATTTCCCTTCCTTTGGGTCATAGTAGGTTACGTTTCCTATGAAGGTTTCAATCAACTGTAAAATCTTCTGCAATTCCTTTGGATAAATAACCTTCCACTCCAAATTCAATTTTACTTGGCGGCGGTTTATCTTTTGAGCCACCACAACGCCTCTTGCATTTCTGCTGCTGTCAACCAACTGCTGACCTTCATAGTCTTGCACAGAAGGGCAGGTAATTTCTGTGCCGTTATATTTGATTACTGCCACAAAAACCACCTACCTTTGAAATGCACCAAGACCAAAGTTAATGCCTCGTCTTGCGGATACTTTCTGCTGATTGTTATAGATAACGTCACCATCCAGTTCAATCTTCTGGTTCAGTTCGATTGGCTGACTGCTGCCGTTCGCCATTGCCTGTAACATAGCCGTTAAAACAGCATTAAAAATTGCACGTTCTATCTGGTCATTGCCGCCAACGGCTGTTTTGCCGCCAATACTTCCGACCAGTTCCGGTCCTGCCTCTCTTGCAATAAACAGTTCGCCAGACCGAGGAAAACCGCCATTCGCAAACATTTCTATATTGAAACGCTGCGCCTGTTGCATGGTGTAGCCGCCGACATGACTGTATTTTTTACCAGTCAATCCTGCCAGTGAGTTTGCATCGGAAACCATCTGGTTCAGCATCCTTGTAACCTCATCAGATACTTGCTGCAAGGTCTGTCTGATAGCATCAAACGTGTTGTAAATGTTATCGTAAACTTTCAGCAGATACGCCGTTATCTGTGCCTTGGAAACCGTACCGAAATTCGTTGTCATAGCACTTATGCTCGAATAGAATGTATTCATACTTGAAATGATATCTTCCTTTAGCACTGTAAAATTTTCTCTCAATGTAGCCCATGTCGCATCCCACTGTGAAATATCTGGTGCTTCGACCGATACAACAGGCGCAAGACTGCCACCGCCAGATACTTTGTCTACGATTTCATCAATAACACTGCCTGCACCTTTGACGGATTCTTCCATACCTTCAACGATACCTGCGCCCAGATAAGCACCGACCTCTCGCTTAAACAGTTTAGAAGGAGAGTGAATTTCCGCCGCGCTCTTTGTACCGCTAAGTATTCCACTTACAACTTCCTTCACGCCAGAAGGCACTAAAGAAAGCAAACCTTTTTTAATGCCCTTCCACATCCACTTGCCGATTTCTTCAATCTTCCGACCCATGGATGTTACGGCATTGTATACGCCCTGTGGTATTCCTTTAAACAGGTCGATAATCATTTTGATTTTTTCTGGTATTGAAGATGAAATCCAAGTTGAGATATCATTTCCCCATGTAGGGAAGATGGAGGATATTAAAGTTGAAATTGCAGTGCCAATTTTAGATGGCAATTCAGAGAACCAACCAACAATATCACTTATAATCTGCGGTATTGTTTCCGTGAAGAAATTCTTAATTGCAGTCCATTTTTCAGAAATGGTTGTTTTGACGGCTTCCCACAATTCAGAGGTTGCCGTCTTTAATTCATTCCATTTCTCCGGGTAGTAGCTTACAATCTCATCCCATGTTGTTTTGAAGAAATTTTTAATAGAGTCCCATACTTCGACTACTGTTTTCTTAATACCATCCCACAACTTCGCAAGAAACTCTTTTATCTCATCCCAATGCTTTATAGTCATAAAAACGGCGAATATAGCCGCCCCTATGGCAAGCGTCCAAGGACTTAATATAAATCCTGCAATCTTCGGTCCAAGACCAGCAATAGCAGTTCCTATACCAGTAACAATCTCCGAGCCTGCTATCTGTGCTGCGATTGCTTTGGCTATTGAAGCACCCAGACCAGTAAATTTCAATAACGCAACAGCGGCTATGATAATTGATTCTATCGGCGCAACATCAACAAAACCATTCCACGCTTCAAGTGCCGCCGATATTGCTTCAAATATCAGCGTTCCGATATTGGACAGAATGGTGACAAAATCAATTTCCTTTATGAATGTTCCAATTTTTTCTCCTATCATTGCCCAATCTGTACCCTGTACGGCTTTTATTAATGTGGTTAAAATACCGTTTATCCATTTATTAGCCGTATCTGCGGCAAGGACAAAATCGAAAGTGGAGAAAAACGTGTTAATTCCAGCTGCTATGGACAGCCCGAAATTAGACCAATCAAATTTAGTGCCGAATGAATCAAGGAAATGCAATGCGGTGTTCAATGCGCCTGCTATTGTTGCCCCTAAAACAGAAAATGTATCGGGCGATATTAAGCCATTTAAGAATGTTGCCAAGCCAGTCCCGAATTTGTCTGCCTTTTCATATATTGCATCCCAGTCAATACTGCCGAGTGCATCTTGTATCTTCTGACCTAAATCAGCACCAAGGCTGTAAAAGTCCCCCGTTTTAAATGCTTCTTTTACTCTGTCAGCAAGACCCTTTATCTTGGAATCAATCTCGACAGTTTCAAACATATCGGTAGGGAGAAGGTCTCCTGCGCCGCCAGCACCACCGCCACCAGCACCGCCGCTATCGTTCTGCTTGGTGTCTATGATGTGCAATTCATCAAATCCGAGTGTATAGTCCTGCATTTCCTTCAACGCTTTAGCCGCTTTTCCTGCGCCTCCTGCCGTTTTTTGTAGGCTTTTTGCGTAGTCCATCTGCACTTTTTTAGCCTGTACCGCATACCCTTTGCCTGTCAGTGCCGCAATGAATTGTCCCAACATATTGATTGCTTTCGCAAGCCAACTAATGAACGTGGCAAGGTAGGGTGCGACAACAGAAAGGATAGGCTCAAACGCCGCCGCAAATGCGTTTCTCAACTGCATTAAAGCGGACATCATAGAGGAAATATTGGCGTTTACCGATTGACTGTACTGTGCTAAACTCTGCATACCCTCTACAAATGCAGATTTTATGGTAGCAATCAGCTGAAATACAGTGGAGTACAGTACAGACATACCAACCATTTTAGGCAAAGAAAAACTATTGCGACCGCCAGAGCGACCAAAAAGCCCACCGGATGAACGTCCACGAGATTTATTTGAGCGTTTCCTCTGTCCTTCTCGTTGCGTTTTTTTACTCTGTTTTTCCTGCAATCCTTCTTGAATATTTGGTATTTTAGAACGTGCAAGTGCAATAGTATCTTTCAGATTAAGATTTGCTATTTTTGATTTTTGGCTTATTCTCTCCAACTGCTTTTCAAGCGGTTTCATCTGTTTGGCGTTTCCACCGGCAGACTTTAATTCTTCTATGGTTTCGGTCAGAACTCTAACCGTATTTTCCATATTTTTAAATTCTCGTTCTGCCTTTTCGACTTCTGGAAACTTAATTTCACTAAGTCCGAGTTTTTCTAAGTCAACTCTAAATCCATTGATAAGGCTTTTTGATTCCTCTATGGTTTCAGCGAATTTCCCATTATCAATATCCAGAACGCCTGTCATGCCAAGATTTTTTGAAATCTCCTTTTCTATTCCAGAAAATCTGTCTGTTTTTGCGGCGTTTTCAGAAACGCGCCCCATTGCGGCGGAAAGCTGCTCTGCAACGGAAACAGCGCTACTTGTTTCGCTCGTTAAATCGGACATTGATTTTGCGGCATCCTGTATCTGTTCTCCGTTAATCTGCTTGCCCATGTCAAAAATAGGGATATCCTTCAAATGACTATAATCTTCAACAGGTGCAGATTCTTTTTTCGTCTTTTTTGTGAGTTGTCCGAGATTCACGCCTTTTAACGAAGAGCCGATTTCCTTTGCGCTTTTTGCGGCTTTTGAAAAGTTGTGTGCTATGATTCTTGCTTGTTTCGCAAATTCTTTTATTCCGTTAATCTCTATTTCCGGTGTTTTAATGCTTTCCAAAACAGATTTAATTTCACGAATCTGTTTTGTGGAATCTCCTGTTTTCCCAATACCCTCAATAGTCTCGCTTAACTTCTTGATTGATTTCTCCGCAGACTTCGCATCCGCAACAATCTTTATCTCAAGTTTATCTATTTCACTCATTCTTCGTTTCCACCACCTTTCCATTAACGTTGAATAGGCGGTAATAGAATTAACCATTACCGCCTAAATACTATTTCGGGCTTTCTGGTAAACCAGATTGGCGAAGTGCAATTATCCTTTTTTTCATTTCAAAAACTGCAATCTCTTCATTTGATTCAGCATTCCGCTTTTTTTCGCTAACAGAAAGGATGGGTTCTTTGATATACTCATTTTTCGCCTTATTCCCTGCCAAATTTTTCTCTACACCGACAATTACAGCAGAAAGCATATACTGACCGTTTATCCAATTCAGGTAATCTTCGTTTCTGACACGTTGGTTGTACCCCTCTGCAATCGCAGACAATATCCTTGGATTCATTCTCCAAAATTCATCCCACGAAACCCCGATAGCGTATGCCTGTGGAAACCATTCAGCAGTCAAAAATTCACGAAACGACTTGTATTTTTTTCTTATTCCGCTTCTCTCTGATTTTCCGCAGTTTCCGCTTCCGCTGTCTTGTTGGCAGCCCGAAAAAAATCAGACTGTTCCATAGCGTTAGACATGGCTTCTGCCATTTCTTCAAAACTTCCTCCGGAAACAATGTGTTTCTGCATTTCTTCCCCAGCTGCATTTCTTCCAATGCCGGCACAGATGCCGAAATACGCTCTCATCATAGACATGGGTTTATCCTGCATGACCTCAAGAGAAACACCCTCGTCCTCCAAGTCACAAACAAGGTTAAAATCAAATTCTTTTGCCTTATACACTTTTTTGTTAATGGTAAAGTTTTTCATTTGCATAACTCCTTTTTTCTGCTTAATTTACTGTATTTCGGCTATGGATTTATCATAGTCAGCCATATTAGCCGATTCTATATTCAATGGCTGACTTAACCTTTTTTTGACAGTGTGATTGTAGTCGGATAGCCATTCTCGTCTTCCGTTACCGCAACATCATAATCATTCTCAATCCACTTAGGAACTGTTTTCACAGCTACGGTTGCAGTTCCTGTCAAATGGTCATCTGTTGCTTCATCAGGAGCGAAAGATTCCTGACCGATAAAAGCGCAGATTCCTTCTGAACCCTTGCCATCTGTCCCATATAAGATACAAAAATCCAGTTCCTTTCCCTCGCTTGAAACCATGTCATCTTTGTATTTCTTTTCAAATGCGCCAGAAATCTCCATTGAGCCAGCCGCACGTCTTCCCATTTCCTGTGTTTCTACAAGGTCTTCCAGCGTGGATGTATCCACCATGTTCTGAGAACCAAATGGGCTTGGAATGGCTTTCGCTCTCAACAAAAGTTTATAAGTTCCTGCCCAATAAGAACCTTCTGTTTGACTTGATGTTTTTTCTCTATAAATAATTCTGGATTTCAAACCTGTTGCCATATTCATTCCTCCTTTTTTGCATAAAAAAATAAAGCCCTAAATGGCTTTATCACGTTAAACTGTCATTTGCTCCGATTACTCTTTGGAATCTTGCGGTACTTCTGTATGTATCCCCCTCATTAAATTCTGGAAGGGCAATAACCTTGAACCGCATTTCTTTGAATACGTCTGTTACAACAGACATTATTCTGCCTACATCCGATTGGCTTGTGTTTGTGAATACATCCACTTGGAAGGTTTCCAAGGTTGCATTGACGGAAAGTCCCTCAAGGTCTGCTCCACGTTCCGCCGCCGCCATACGATGAATATAGACGGTAGGGAAGATGGCATCACTTAATTTCTTTCCGTTGCTTGTGAAGTATATGGTCGGATATTTCGATTCCAATTTTGGCTTGGCTTTCGCCTTTACGATTGAAAACACAACCGTTCCAAGGTCATAAGCCCATGAATTATCACTCAACCAAACACCTCCTTTGCAACTTCCGCAATCTTTTCTGCTAATTCTATGGAAGTTTCATACATAAATGGGCGAGATGGCATACCCTTTGTCCAGTGCCATTCGCCGTCACGAAAGTAAAACCATCCTTTTTCTCCATGATTATTTACGTCATACTTCCAACCAACAATGCCAATATCGGGATGCGGATTTTCCTTCCCGACAACGGCTGTACCGAATTCAATAAACTTTGCCCAAACGCATCCAGTGTACACAATCCACGTTGCACCTTTTTTAATAACCGCCCCTTGCTCATAATTGATACTGCTAAGAAGTTCTCCTGTATAAACAGCATCATATTGAGCAACCTTCATTTTGGCGGTCTGTACGCCGATTTGAGCGAGTTTTTTCGCAAGTAGATTACATTTATCGGTTAAACTATATGCGTAGTTCTCAACCTCTTTTACGGCGTTCTGGATGGACTTATTGGACATGATATTGATTGATATTTTCTTCGGCATAGAACCACCTACTTTACATTCTTTTGCAATAGAAACAAATCAACCGTCAGACCTTCATCCGCAACGCCCTTGACAATATAATCACAGCTTGTCTTATCGACCATTGCCGCTTTATACTGCACCGCTGATTTCTTCCACACCAAGTCCCCGACAGACAAAGGAAGTTTTCCCTTGTCATCGACAATCTGAACGAAATTTGTTGAATTATCAACACCAAACTCCTTAATAAGAGATTCGCTCAATTTGTTGCTTATGGAGGAATGGAAGGGTATAGGCACACCGTATCCCATTGTGTATTCCCCTGTTTCTATCGGTACTTTGTTTCCGTCCACAGTGATGTATTTCAAATTCCCATCCTCGTCCGTATCATAGACAGGGACTTGACCGATTTGCTTTGCATAGAACATCTTTTGTCTGTTAATATCGAGCATTTGAAACCACCTACTCATGATTCATTCGTTCCTCAAGAGTATCAAGCCTATGATGTGCAGATTTAAGGCTCTGCTCCAACTTGATAATCTTGTCATTGTGCTTATTGATTTCTTCCCTCATCGTTGAGATCTCCGACTTTATTTCCTGTGTTGTTCCTGCGATAGCATCCAGTTTCATATTGATTCTGGTGTTATCCTTCACACGTTCCTCAATATCCTTTGTGTCTGTATGCTTGCTACTTTTCAACCCGAAAAAGACGGAAAATGCCAAAGAGACTATGCTTATGAGGTATGCTATTTCGACTTGCATTTCTGTACCGCCTTTCTGCTTAATAATTGCGCATCAGCCCACCGCCACTTGATACGATGCACCCCTGCTGCCGTTTCGTTAAGAAATAGAAATTTATCGAATTTAATTGAAAATTAAGCGGAAAATTTAATTAAATTTCATTTATTTTCGATTAAACTTTCATTATTCTATAGAATTATTGAAACTATACTTTACACTTTGAAACAGCAACGCACCAAAAACGACTAAAGGGGTCGATACCAACCCCTTTAAAGAACCTTTACAAACGGGTATACGCCAAAGAACAAATCCTCTCTATTCTTCCAAGAACGGCTCACTCCGTTTTCAGAATAGCTTGCCATGTAGGCTTCTCCTGCCTGTGAGCGGTCATAGACTGCCAAGTCAACGATATTGTTCTCAAATCTTTTCAAATCCTCCGCAATATCATCATCTGTATATGTATCTGGATACATACGCTTTATGGCAATCTCTTTTTTTGCCTGCTCTATCAGCTGATTTAAGAGTGGATTTTCTTCCTTTCGGTCGAATACCACAGTATCATCCTCGTCAACATGAAACTGCCGCAGCCTGATTTTTACTTGCTCTAAAATGCTGTAATCAGCCATAAGCAATCACTCCCCTTACATGCCAAACGCAGACAAGATATACTGTTTCAACTCTGTGCCGTTCATTTCAGCTGCGCCACCAATGCCAACCTTCAACGCCAACTGTCGCAGTTCATCGACAGGCATGCGCGCGATTTCGCTTTTTGTATAGGCTTTCTTGCCATTAGAATCTGGAACTTCCTCGAAAGGCTCATACCAGATTCCGTTATGTTTTACTTTGTGGTCGAATTTCATTTAACCGACCTCCTTTTTAGTAGCATTTAATAACATAGGTGCTGTCCATTCTCTCATAAGAGGGCAGTACAATTTCGGATACGGTTGTCTTTGTCTGCACAGGGTCATTAGAAACCGTTACCGCAACTGCAACACCTGTATTGACAATGGATACATCCGCATTTTCGCTACCCATCAGCGTTCTTTCTTCTGGTGTAGTACCGTACCATGTGTTACCCAGTGCGCCGTTAGGAATCAGTGTCGCGAAACCATCTGGATAGAATTTGGCAGCGGTGCCAGCCTCGTTTTTGTACTGCTTGGAATAAATAACAATATTGATACCCAATTCAGCAGAGAAGATTTCCTTCACCCTGTTATCGTTCATGAAGATGTTCGCCGTTATATTCTGCGCCAGAATTGCGGACTTGATTTTCTTATTCTGTTTCAGATAGTCCATGGTCTTTCTGGAAATAATCATGATAGAAGGTCTTTCACCTGTTCTAGATTCTACGTAATCCAGCGCGGTCGCGATATCGCCCATAGGGTCAGAGTTTTCAGTATCAGACCATTTATCAGTTGTTGTTGTCAATTCCGCAAAGTTATTTGTTTTGTACTCGTTGTTAGGGTCATAGTTGTATGCGTATGTAGCACCATCTGCCTGAATGGAAATTTTAGGAGAACCGTCAGAAGGGGCTAACAGCTGCATAATCATTCTTTCTGGTACAACTTTTGCACCGTCAACCAGTGTGTTGGTATCATCGAAAATTCTTCTCAGTACGTCCTGTGCGTATGGGTCCGCTGTATCCTGCACACGCATGATTTCCTGTTCGTCAATTTCCTTCACAAGCATGGATTCGCGGAAGAACGCCATTTCTGTCTCTGTCATCTTGAACCCTTCTCTGCTTCTCAGCGTAGAAACTGCATCGAAATTGGAAGGTTTCAGAGAAACAGGCAACCCCTTTGAAGTCTTAATCCATTTCAGGTCAAGACCCATTTTCTTTTTTGCAGGGAATAGACCTTCACCAAGATAAGGGATTCTGTTGCTTGCTACTTCTGTCTGCACCAAGGCAATCGCCTTTGCGTTATATACATCTCTAATATTCATTATTTTTTACACCTCCTTATTCAAATACAATCAGCGGCAGTGCCGTCTTTACCGCCTCCGCAATCGTAATTCCTGCGTTCTCGTTCGCATTTGCTTCATTTACACAAGCAAAAGCCTTGATAATAGTGCCGTTAGGGTTAGAATCGTACACGTCATAAAGCAGGATACCGACCGCTGCCGAATCACCGCTTCCACCATTTACCTTTTTCCCTTCCGCGGAAATAGGATTCCCAGCCTTGCAAACGCCATCTGCAAACGCAGATGCGTCCAAAGTGATAGGCGTGAACAATTCACCGCCAAGTTTTCTTTTCAGAATTTCATTTTGCGTAGTTACGCTTGATTCTTTAAACTTCATTTTTTCATCCTCCTTACATATAATTTTTCAATACGGATTCAGCCGTTTTATTTGCATCGGAAAAAGCACCGCCGATTTCCTTCGCCATCTTTTCAGCGTCCGTTTCTTCTTTTCCGTTTCCGCCAGTACCGCCGCCGGGATTCTGACTGCCTGCCGCAATTTCATCTTCCTTGGCTTTGGCTGCTGCCGTTTCTTTTTCGGTAATAATCTGACCGAGAACGTCATAATCAAATGTGCCGTCATCCTTCACAATCTGCGCCGCCTGTTCAGCGGTTACTTTGAATTTTTCAGCCGCCGCCGCTCTCTGGTTTGCCAATGTCTGTGCCTTTTCAAGTTCTGCGATTCTTGCGTTTGCCGTTTCCAACGCTTTATTGGCTTTTTCGGTTTCAGACAGACCATTGGATTCCAATTCATCAATCTTCGCCTGTAATTCGTCTGCCTTATCGGCTTTTTCTTTGTACTGCGCAGCTTTATTTTTTTCGGTCAAAACTTCCTTGTTGCTCTGATTCAGCAGATTTGTAATCTGCTCATCTGTTGCCTCTGGAAAAAGTTTCAGCACATCTTCTCGTTTCATGGTTATTACCTCCTGTTCTTTTACTCACGCTTTTGTTACCGCAGGTCGCACCTGCTGAGTTTTGCTATTTACCGCATAGCTGCTTATTCTTTTGCAAACAAAAAACAGTCCATAAGGACTGTTTAAGTTTTCGTATATTTAAGACTGCATCTGCAATTTACAATTTCCTCCGCGCTTGCCCCTAAAGAGTAGTCACGAGGGAAGGACATTTCAGATGCACCTATTTGAAAAGAATCGAATATCCCGACTTTATATCCGTTTGCTTCTGCGTGCGTATGTCGCACCTTGTCATCACGCATGGTTATCCAAGTCTTGTATTTATACCCTTGCTTAACCATTCTGGTGTATTCTCGGTAGTTTCCTATGGTATTTGCTTCATTCGCCGCAATATTCATAGCGCGGTCGATAGAAGTAAAGTAGGGCGTATCCTTATTTTCAATCGTTGTTCGGATAATATCTTCTGTGATTTTCTCCGAGTATTCTTTTATGTATGATGGTGGTTCTCTGACCTTTAGGAATTTCAACGCCGCCTTTTCGTATTCAGCGGAAAGACTTTGAAGAAAATCTTCTTCGCCCTCACCAGATTCCAAGAAAGCATAAAAAAAAGAAATAAAAATCGGCTCAAGTTCTTTTGCCAACTCAAGCCGTTCTTTCTTTTCTTCGTCAGATATTTCCATCTCGCCGAAATAGGTTTCATATACAATTTTCTCTGTATGCAATTCGTCATTCGGGATTCTTGACATGAAACCACCTCTTTATTCTTCTTCAACCGTTTGAGATTGTTTTGCAATCTCAGTTGCTTTGCGTTCCTGTTCTTCCTTTTCTTCCGCTGTCTGCCACAAAGCGTCCATATACGGTTTAGAAAGAAGGAAAGTTTTTTCGGAATCTCCCCACAGACCAACTGTTTTAACTGCGATAAGAGGGTGTATCCCTGCCTGCAACAGTTGGTATAGCGTCTGTGATTTTGTATACATATTGTCCTGCGGACTATGGTTTATCTGCACATCAAAATCCCTTGTAGTAATTCCTAAATCCTCATGCTTAATGCGAATGATATTCAGCACTACCTTTGCAAGACGTTTCTCTGCCGATTTTACGATAGGGTCTTTTAGCTTCGCTCTGGTCTTTGAGAAGTCCCATCCGTTACGAAGTTGAACTGCTCCCTGTGTATCGCCGCCAGAGTTATTATTGTTTTTATTAGGGATTGCGAGGATAGAAAGGGCGTTATCCCAAAGGTCATCCTTTGCAACCTGTGATTCCGTCTGGTTCAGTTCCTGTGTCATGATATCGACATCGGCTTTGTTTTCGCCGTTATTAGACCTGACCACCAGCGCGCCTTGCTGTTTCATTTTTTGATATGTCTCGCTATCCACATCACAGTTTACGAATTTCACCCATGACTGAACGAACTGCTCAATAGAATCCATGCGGTTTGACTGCATGTTGTTTATGGAATCTAGGATATCAATAACAAGCTCAATATCAGACAATCTCTCATGGTTATTTGGGTATTCCACAATCGGTATGCCGCCGAAAGCATGAAGTTTCCAATTCGTAACCTCCGAATTATGTATTTCGCAGGAATGTGTTTCAGTGAAGCACAGTTTATACCATTCGCCATTCTCATTTTTCAATTCCTGTACAGCCAGTATCGGTTCTTCTGCGCTGCGGTTGTAAATGACGAAGGTGTTTAACGGGGTGGGGGATACAATGCGAAATTTTATATCTCCATCCGCAAACTGAGCTGCCTTAAAGGAAGTGCCTGTTGCCGACTGCCATTCACCAGATTTAATATCTTTGGACTGCTTGTCAACATCAACCATGTAATCATTCAGAATATCTACAGCCTTGTTTATCCGCTCATCATCCTTGCGGCTAACAAACTGTACAGGTTCGCCGTAGGTCTGACCGACCTTGAACTGTACAATCTCATAGGCGTGGTTTTCCACAATCTTATTTATAATATCGTCACGCACAATCTTCTGACGATAACGTATCGGTTGGTCTCCCTTGTAGTAGTGCCAGAGGTAATCAATCGCTGTTTTATTGAGATTGAAAATACCTATGCACTTGCCAAGTACACTTATGATGTTATCTGGCGTTATCTTCTCTGCGTCCGTATACGCTACTTTCCTGCCATAGCGTCCATGCAGAATATCTTGAAGTGTTCTACTATTCATAAAGCACCTCCTTTCCAAAAAAGACAAAACAAAAAACACTGGCAAGCACCAGTGTTTGTCCGTTCGCATTATTCTTTATTATAACTATAGCATATTTTTTCGGGACATTGGGGACAACTTCTCATTTTTCAAGAAAACGATAGAACATTTTCTTGACGCTGTCCTCTGTATTTCCGCCGATACGTTTTGCAACATCCCCCCAAGACAACCCATCGACAAATCTAAGATGAATAATGCGCCGCATGTGGCTGTCCTCAACGGTCGCAATAAATGATTCTATCTGATTGATAGTTTCCATGATTTCCATTTCTAGGGCGCAAAGTGTAGCTTTTCTGGAATAGAGCAAGGCTTTCTTACGGTTGTATTCAGGATAGGGAAATCCTTCAATGGTAAAACTCTGCCAACCCCCAATTCCACCAGAAACCTTATCTCTGACGCTACCGTCTTGCTCGATTCTTGCTATCTGTTTTTCAAGGGTGTTTATTTTCTCTCGCACCTCAACGCATTCCTGTTGTAAATCAGTGTATTGTTTCAAGATTTCTTTCGTCACCAAGACATACCCCCTCTGAATGGATTGATAGCCGCTTCTACTTTTGCGGTTCTAGCACCCTTCGTAATTCTGACCGCGAAGTTCGAGAATACGTCTGGAACGTCATCTAGCTGCTTCTTTCCGCTTACTGAATATCGTTTCAGAAGGGACATCATAACTCCGTATGGTTCTTTAGGCGTATACAAGGACTGGTCTTTAAAAATAATGTGTTGCAGAATCCAGTTGGAACACTGGAATATCCTTGCCTCTTTGTTCGTTTCGGTAGGCGTATCTGTAATATTGCAAATCCAACCCTTAGCCTCTACACGTTTATTCACTTCCATAGCAACCCTGTCTCCGCCTGCGTTTCGCTCAAATTCGCACTCCTGTACTCCATTATTTACAATAGCATTTGCGGCGTTTTCGTACTGCATTTCATAATCTGCGGTATTATCGCAAACACAATCAACGCAGTAGTAGTCATCACCGTATTTTTGCAGGATTGGCAGGACAAAATAGTCCGTACCTTTTCCCTTCGTGTCGCACTGTGCAGTAATAATTTCTGGCTCTCCATGTGGAAGATTAAGGTATCTTCGTATCTTGTCTTCTGGGAAAACCAATCCTTCACGCTCAATAGGCTCCTGCTTATAAAGACAACGATACGAAATATCGTCCATCAACAACTGTTGGTCTTCAAAAAATTCTTTTGTAAACCCAGAAAATTCATAATCGAAATTGCTTTCTTGCGTAATCGGGTCAATATCAGGCACTGCTATGGTTTTAACCCTCGGATTTCCTTCATACATATTTTGAATACGTCCGATAACATCATGCACAGACCATCGTGTAGCAATATGTATTTCCTTGCAGTTTTTACCTTCGGAATCCTGTATTTTTCTCTGTCTCGCATCAACAGCGTATTTATTCCATAATTTATCAAGTATCATAGGGTTCATTGCTTCTTCGATTCCGCCTATCATATCGTCAACAAGCAGGAATTTAGATGCTCTTACTTTACCAGCATTTTTACTGCCTACGGATGTGCATTGAACAGAAGGGAACGGCTTATATTTCCCGACATTAAACTGCTCCATTTTTGCATTTGTACTGGTAACGTGTAGGTCAGGAAATATCTCATTCCATGCGTAATCGTCTATGTTTGTGACAATATCGTATACGCCGTCATAATACATTCTGGTAATATCTCCGCTGTGAGAATAAAAGAGGTTAAAATCTTTCGGAAACCATCCAATGACAGCAGCGTTGAAGAATTTCTCAATGGTTGTTTTTCCTGCACCTGGGATAAGGCTGATACACAGAATATCATACCTATCATCAATCATCCCTTGCAGTGCATCCATTAGACCGATTTTCAAAAACTGTTTTCTTCTCGGCATATAAAACCGTTCTTTCGGCTCTCTTTTGTGTTCGATATAACGAAAGAAACTATCGACAACCTTATTCTGTGCTTCTATGAGTAAGATGGAATAAAATTTCTCTATAATTTCATAGCTTACTTTTTCTTTGAAAGCGTATTTTTCTAAGTCCCAAATTGTTCCTCCAGAAGTATCAACGCAAAAGGTTTCAATGATTTCCTTACACCTTTTTGAGATTTTAAGACCGTACTCAATATCCTTCTCGTTCACAACGGCGGTTTTGGCAGCTTCGCAATACGCATCAATAACCTGCTCATTGATTCCATTTGTTTTTATATATTCTTCGTAGTCCTGTACGGCACTCATCAATTCAAAACTTGCCATTAAAAAAGCACCTCCGCTCAAATAAGCAAAGGTGCAAAAATCCTTTGCCCTCAGATGTTTAGGGTTAGCGGCTAACTTCCAAATTGTTAGTCGGTAATGATATTATATTTTATAAAATTCTCTTGTCGGTGCATGGTATCTTCTTCCGTCTGGACAAAGAATCATAGTCTGTTCTTCAAGAGAAGTAGGGTGGTAGAATTTTTCTACAATTCCAACCACGCCACTCACGCCACATATTACTTTATCTCCGATATTGATTGCATTTTTAATCCTAAAATTACTCATTACTCGTAACCCCCTCAAATTCCTAAAACCGCTTTTAAAACAGTTACACACCCCTTGCGAGTTTCATCGTCTATGCAGTTTCCACATTTGTTATATATACAAATGGATAAATTGCATTTCGTATTTTCGTGGGCGTTTCCGAATTTTTCAACAAACTCTCTGAAATGAACGCCGCTAATTTCAACGTTGCTCAGTGCATCGTCAACAGCTTCTTTCGCCAATTCATCAAACGTTTTACTTTTCATTATCTCACATACCTTTCTTTCCTCCTCCACGCCTCATCATTGTACTTCTCAAGCCATTTACACCGTTTAGCAATACATTTATGCTTATAAGCAAGTTCCTTGTTCAACGCCCCAGTATGAGCCTTACAGTGGCAATATCCTATGGCGTTTCCTATGTATTTACCTGTTATTGATTTCTCTCTCATAGGCAAAATCCTTGCATAATACCAGTCTTGCGACTTTAACACATTCTTTTCGGTTATCAGTATCGTTACATTTACCGTCTTTGTTGTATCTGCAAGTTATGAAATCGCAGTTATTCATTGTTCATAAACCTCTCAAAGTCTTTCCTGCATTTAGGGCATAAGTGGAATGTTTTTTCTTTTCGCCTTGAGTACCCTATTATTTCAACAGACAAAACGTTGTCTTTTATTAGTTCGTATTTATCTGAAAGATACCCTTGAGATTCTTCATGTATCATTTTAAATTCTTCTTGGTTCATTTTCATTCTTCCAAACCAATCTCTATGTTCTGGAAGTCTGTTAATTTCATTACCGCACTTATCACAAGTGTACCATTCTTCTTTATGTCTCATTTTCACAACTCCTCTTTGAATTTGAGAAATTTCTCTAACTGTTCTTGGTCTTTTTCATCCCCGAACAGTGTATCGGGAAACGGCTCGCCTTTTATGTGCATGTTGAAATATTTAGAGGCGGTAGGCACGCTGATACCGATATGTCTTGCAGCCTTGGAAAGCGTCATTCGTCCGCTACAGAACGATTCAAACGCTTCAAAGAATTTTTTCTTGCTTATGGTTTTTACGCCTTGCGCCATTACAAACACCGCCTTTCGTTTTCAATCAAATAATCGGGATAACTTGTGCGTCTCCGATAGGCAGAAAGGGTGCATCCAATCTGCCATCGGCATTTTTTTAATTCAAGTGGGATTCACGCAACCAACACTTTATTCTGGTGCGACCAGACCTCTTAGATGGGCGTGGATTTGCACCGCGCATGAACTGCATTCCTATCAGCGTCCTCCGTACGATATTGTACCCGACCACTATCAGCTCTTAGATATAAGCGTATACCTATTCCGCCACCATCTACCATAATTCAATTTTGAATTATCCTACGCCTACTCACAGACTAATAACCCGGGGTAAGTCCGCTTTATCGCAGACCTAAAAGACTGCTTTCGACCCACGCATTTTTACAACGATTTTAACCCATAAGGTTGCGAGTAAGGTTTTCATCGTGAACCCTAACGCCAACAGAGGGATTTGAACCCCCATGTCGGATTCTAACCGACACAATGGTTTTCAAGACCACGCCGTTATAACCGTTTCGGTATGTTGGCAGAGGATGGGGATTTAAAAGACACCATCTCTAATAGTGAAATCCGAATCGACCTCACCTAAATCAAGTTTCTATCCAATCCCCATCATGATTTTTCAGTTTTGAGTTTAATGTCAGTCACGAAACCAGAAAAACGGACTGACAGGGTGTTTGTCGATTTTTGAAGGGTAGGTTTTATATGCGGTCAGTCAGCAGAATCAATGATTGCGATAAACCACGATACCGAAAGACCGCAAATGGATTCTCTCGGACTTGAACCGAGGACCGTCCGGTTATGAGCCGGATGCTCTAACCAACTGAGCTAAGAATCCAGAGTGGGGCGTGATGCCGTTAAAACGCCCCAAATATGAAGTTGGTGTTTGGTCTTGCTGCCAGCTCCATCAGCATGCAAGCCAAAAACCCACCGAGCCGTGCGATGGCTCTTAACAGGATTCCCCCAGTGGGTGAAAGGTTGTGTTATCCATCGGGAAAAATGTCCAAAAACCCGATGAAAAGCACCAGACGGGAATCGAACCCGTTTCCGCAGTTTGGAAAACTTCTGTTCTGCCATTAAACTACTGGTGCATATATAAGACGTTGCGTCCGAAAATCAGCGTCTATAGCCGCCTTGTTTCTTTCCATAATCACCGTACAGTCATGAACTAAACCGCTCAAAGGCAAGCGCAACAAACAGGGTACATATCGGTGTTATTCCTTTGGCATGCGGAAAATATTGTTTCCAGAGAATGGCAATTCTTCGTATGCCGCATGAAGTTCGTCAAAGACTTCTTTTGCGCGTTCTATAGTTTTGTATGAGCCAAGCAAGGCGGCTGTTTTTCCCATGTCTCCAATAATTTCGTTCCGCTCGTTGATATAGATATAGCATCCATATTCATCAACAGAACCCTTTCCTCTCTGGCTAATAATTCTCATGTCATTCACTCCTTCGGCTCAAAATAATCACAGCCATAATCATATTCCGTGTAATCAGTGTAATATTCACTATCCTCGTTATTGCAGGTAAAAAGCAACTCATGGTCTACACTGGCATATCTGCACTTACCGCAACATTCTTTTTCATCGTACATTTGTGACACCGCCTACTTACTCTTTCAAAGTGTAATCTTCGCAGTTATTATTGAGTCTGCAATAATAGCCTACATAACCTATACTTCCGTAATTTTCCCGTTCCTCAACAATGCAATATTCGCAGTCAATACAGGTTGTATTTGGATGATACTTTGGTCTTGTAGGAGATTTTAATTCCTCAATCTCCTTTTTCAGATTTTCGATTGTACGGTCTCGCACATCGACATCGAATTCCAAATCCTTAATTCTTCTAAATGGGTTCCAAAACATTTTTATCACTCCTTTGTGCAGATGGGGGCTTTTTGTTTTTGAGGATATTTATGGGACTAAGTAGGGGCTTTTTCTGATTCCATCCAGACCCCCACCCCCATCCATTTTTAACGGTGAAATCGTTCGAACCGCCGTTCATTCGCATTGGCTATAATTTTCTGTATTTATTCGCAAAATGATAGTTATGCGAATAGTTTTGAATCAATATCTTGTGTCAAGCATTTATTTTAAACTAGATATTGATTTATTCGTTTCCGCTGTCCGTCAATCTGTCTGCATCTTGTGCAATTTCAACAGTTTTAACCTCGTTTAGTCTTGGAAGTTCGGCAGCTGATAGGGCGGTGCGATGTCTGTTAGCATCTGGCGCATATGGGCTGTTCCAACCGTAAAAGTGATTTAGGATTGCGATAACGCCTACAGGGTTCTGCTTTCCTGTGGCTAGTTTGCCCGATAAACTCTCAAGCCTTACATCTACTAGCTTTTTGTAAATTTTGAAAGCTTTATCGCTTAGTTTTTTATTACCATTTCCCCATTCTTTTATTGCATCTCTACTTATCCCTGTTAAAAAACTAAAGCCATTGATAGATACTTCTTTATCGTTCATCAGGGATAAATAAATATATATATCGCAGATATGGTCTACAAGCTCATAGTCATAGGCATTACAATTGCTCATTGCTCCTATACCATTCTTGAATAAAATACTAGATTTTAACTGTTTAACATCTGGGAATACAATTTTTTTAATATACATCAAGGCGGCATTCCAGACGCTCTGGGATTCCTTGGACATGTCTGTAATTCCCTTTTCGGCACAGAATGAATCTAGACACGCCTCGATTTCTGAATCATAAATTTTATTTTCCATGCTCCGCGCCTCCTTCCTCGTTCCTGCTGCGGTAAATTAAAAAAGCCGCAGAAAAAGATTTTACTCTCATTCTGCGGCGTGTTGGTATCTTAATCAATAATTGGGGTGCCGTCCTTGCCGTTCAGGTCATCCAGGGCAACGGCGTTAGCTGGATGCCTTTTAAATTCAATTTTCTTTCTTGTGGGATATAATACAAAAATTTAATCATGTTGTCAATAGGGAATTTTGTTTTTTATGATTTAATCGGTTTCTGTATTTGTTTTAAGATCTAATATATTACTACGTACTTAAATTCTTTTTTAGATTTCATTCTTGAATATATTAGATTTCATTGGTTTTACTGTATGAAGTAAGATACTAGATTACATTCTTTTTAACCCCTTACAGATACAGATGCTTGTATGGGGTATCGATGTCTAAAGTAAGCTAGATTTTCCCAGATATACAGTTGTCAATTATCATCTGGAACGTATTCGATTAAATGTTCTGGCTGCATATTTAGGATTTTGCAAATATTGTTTAACGTTTTCATACTGATATTTGTATCATTTTTCTTAATTTTCCGCCATGTTTCTTGCGAAAATACCCCATATTTAATAGCAGTGTAAGAAGTAATGCCAGCTGTTTCCAACGCCTCGTAAACCGAAAATTTGAATCTAATCATATTTATCAATCTCCTTTCCTGATTTCATATATCATACTATTTTTGAGCCACAAAGTCAATGGAATATGGCTTTTTTAAGACACAAAAATATATCTCGAAAAAGATAGAAAATTGTCAATTAAAATAACCGCCATTTCTGGCGGTCAGGTTTACAATGTTTCTAATCTCGCTCTGGTGAGCATTTCGGCGCGTTTCTTTTCCTTTTCTGCGGTCTCCATCGCCATAAGCTGGGCATAGGTGGCGGCATATTCGGGATTAGCTAGCAGCTTGCGCCGTTCCTGTTCCTCCTGTTCTTTCCGCTCCTGTCTTTCTTCCTCCTGTCTGATTTCGTCTGTTTTCCTGTTATCAAACATGGCTTGTATATCCTCAATAGTCAGCGGTTTCAAGCCGCTTTCTGGCGTGCTGGCGGGCGTTTCTGCATCGGGTAGGGGATTGAGCGGTTCTGACGTTTCCGGCTCTACAGTGGTAATCTCCGCTACTTCTGTATCTGGTGTAGAATCTTGTATTTTTGCGGATTCTGCGTTGTTCTGTTCTTCCTCTGCCTGCGCTTCTTCCATGCAGTCCAGATATGCAAGCACGCTTTCATTAATTACGCCGTTAATCGTCAGCCCTAAAGCCTTTATTCTGTCTATGGTGCCATTCGGAAGCGTTGCGGATACTCTGTCATAGTTTTCCTTTATCTTTTCATTCTGTCTTTTCATCCTTGCCTTGTATTTTTCTATCATTTCCTTTTCACTCTTTGCCATGATTGCATACCTCCATTTA